CGTTCATGCGGCTTCTCCGAGAATTGCAGCACAGGCAGCGCGAGACCGATCAAGGCTGGCGCCAAGGCGGGACAGGCAGTCATTGAAAACTGCGTCCCGTTCAGCCTGATCACGGCGATACGCTGGCATGGGATTGTGCCGCGCATTGAAGCGGGCAAGGCAGCGGATACTATGCTCGCTCACGCCGATTTCCCCCTGACCCAATGGAAAGCCTGCGAGATTTGCGCGTCCATATCGGCGCAGGCCTTGCCCCAATGCGGGGCGACGCCGTAGCGCTTGGACAGTGCTTCACGCGTCCCGTCACGCTTCCGCTCCAACCGCTGGCGATCTTCCCGATCCGCGACGTGCTGGCAGTGGTCGCCGTCGAAATAGCTGGCCTCAGAGTAGAGGGTCACAGTCCCAGCCCTCCCAGGATCATCCCGATCACCAGCGCGCACAGCGAGAGCGTGACAGTCTCCGTCACGGTAAGGCGGATGCTGGACCAGCCTTCGGGATCGGTCAGGGCGGATAGGGTCTGGTGGAAGGTGGTCATAAAACCTCCATGATTCCTCGCCCCGGTGAGGACCGGGGTCCGGGGGCGTTAGGCTGGGTTCTCGATCAGATGGGGGTTGCTCAGCAGGACCGCGCGCACCGCTCGGCCAAGTGAAGTCAGGTCATCGTGGCCCGAAACCCACGAAGGATGGGAGGTGACGAGGCCGTCAAGATCACTCTCATATTCGACCGATGCATCAAATGCAGGCTCTGCGCCCATGAAGCGGCGAGCATTGCGGCTCATCCATTTAATCTTCTCGCGGGCTTCGGCTTCTGTCGCCATGCTTCATCTCCATCTGAGCCGGTGGCTCGTTGATGAGACTGGTGTATAAAACATACAGCCGGATGGCAAGCGGAAAATGTATGTTTTCTACATTTTCTGTCGCCCCGCCCGAATCACCCACAAAACGCCCGCCGGGTAGGGTGGGCTCAGCATAGGATTCGGCGCGTCGACGGCTTTTCTGGCGCCTCTAGCAATATCAATAACTTAGGAAAGTCGTCTCAGCGAGAAATGGCGGAAATGCTGGGGATTCGCCGTGTCGACAGCTTTTCGGGTCGATGCTTCGGCGCCGCCTCCGTGGGGAAGCGGGCTGGGTGATTAGCGGACCAGATTGGATACTGGCAGCGGTTCAGAACTGGACATCTCCAATGACCCCCGCGCCTTCGATGGCGTTTGCCACCTCGTCAGCATCGCTTCGTCGCGATTGCCGCCTCACACTACGTCCGGCGATCAACCCGGACGGCCTTGCAAGCAAGGTCTTCAAGACGCGGCCAGGGCGAACCTGCGATCAAAGAGGCGATCTAACCGCGTGCGGGAGTATGCCTGCATGCGGGGCAAAAGAAAACCCCGCCGGGTGGGCGGGGCGGATGCTGGTTATTTGCGGATTGGCTTGAAGAGGGCTTTTACCACAAAGACGGCCAAACCGATTATTTGTGCAAAGTTCTGGACCAAAAGCAGGGGGAGTAACCAGTCATAATCCGTGAAATCCCATAGCCTTGCTCCGACCATGCCGAGCAAAACTGACTGGAAAATCACAAGGCCGGCCATGACAGCCATAAGAAAATACGACCAGGCACCTTTATGGCGGTAATGCGAGATAACCCCATTTAGATGGGCAAAATCTTCCTCAAGCCCGACTGCCGTTTTATCGAACGCGGCCTGATAGTTCTCTTCATAGCGCTCAGGTGGGTAGTCTGGCAGAGGAACCTCTTCCAGATATCTCTTCATATCTTCGTATGAAGGAAGCCTATCGTCGTCGGATGCCTCGTCAGACATTCTTGAGGCGGATTTCCATCATCTGACGTGACACGCCGAAAATCTGAGCCAATTGCGCCACTGGCGCACTTTTTACCGGGCGCAACAGCCGAGTGGGGACCAGCAACGCTGCTGCGAAGGCATTGGCCTCCTGCTCATACGCGTCGTTCTTTTCGGTTCGCTGAAATCGAGGCAGAACCTGATACTTCTCCGGGTCGGCCTTAAACAGATCGCGATGGAGCATCCAGTGGCCAAGCTCATGGGCTATGGTGAATGTTTGGCGATTGAGCGGATCACGGGCGTTCACATAGAGCTTGGCGGCACCAAAATCACAGAACCCGGCAACCTTTTCAGCGGCATCGCCAAAATTTGCAAACACCACGTCCACGCCATTACTCTCAGCGATCTCATGAACGGGAATGGGCGGCGCAGAATATGCGGATGCGAGTTCCTCAGCCTTGCGGCGGGCCTCGGTAAACCGGGGCCGTATCAGGTCTTGCAGTGCTGACATATAAGCCTCCGCGCGCGCCTCTAGTCGAGAATGACATACTCGTCAAATGCTCGCAAGGTTCCAGACCGGCCTATCCGCCCCTTCCCAACAAGGCGCCCCCACCACCCGCGAACACATCACCGCCGACGCAACGACGCGCCGGTCAAGCGCATCAAATCCCCCACTTATCCACAGCAATCCTCCCCCCGTCCCGGATAGGGCGTTTCCTATTTGTTCACTTCTCTATATGAGAACGAATCGAGAACAAATGTGTCGGAGGAAAGGATGCCAGAGCGACGGACTGAGCCGATATTGGTCGAACCAGCTTGCGAGATTGCTTGCCGCACATGTCTTATGGTGTGCGCCGCGCTTCCCTCCCGCCTTGCCTGGTGGGAGAGGAAGGTGGAAGAATTGTGTCGGGAGCGGTCCCTGCGTCCGAACTGCCTTGAAACCCGCCGTGCTTTAGATAAAGCCTTAGCTGGTCACGCAGACTTGAAGCGACAATTGGCGGGTAGTCCGCGAGCCGGGAACCAGCAGGAACTTCTTGGAGAGCTAGGGCGACCATTTGCTCTAGGTCGGACTCACTAGGCAGCAAATCATCGTCTGCCGCCTCATCTACCATTGCGCCCGATCCGCTATAAAGCCATTCCGCCCGCACCCCGAAAGCGCGGGCGTATTTCTGTGCGGACTTGAACGAGAAGGGGGCGTTACCGTTCTCGTTTGATGCGTAGGTATTCCTGTTCCAGCCATACGCAACTGACGCATCGATAGCCTGCTCAAAGCCTTTGCGTATCCGGGCCTGCCTCAATCTGTCGCTAGGATTTGTCATCACCGACGACATAGCGATGCGCGCTGTATAAAGGTTACAGAACGCCCTTGCATTGCCACTGTATGTTTTATACAACGTGGGCATGGTTACCTTCATGAACATCTTCAACCGCACCGGCGCAACGGAAATGGCGCGTCGGATCGGCGTCTCGGACGCGAACACGGTTCATGCGTGGAAGCGCACCGAAAGCATCCCTGCCCCGTATTGGAAGGCTCTGGCGGAGGCGGAAATCGCCACGCTTGAGGAATTGGCCGAGGCCGCAGCCAACCGTCGCGCCCGCCCCACCAAGGACACGGAGAGGGCGGCTTGATGGGGCTGGGTATCCTCGCGGCCAACAGCGCCATCATGGCTGATGTCGGCCGCTTTCTCCGCGCCAGTTCTTCCGAGCGTATTCGCGCAGTTCGGCAAGCACGGGAGAATATCGAATTTCGAGCACGTCTCGAAAATAGTCCTGCGCCGCACTCTCGCCGGGAGCGCTGAAATGGTAAGTGAGGCTGTTAGCGAAATCGTCAACGTCCTTTGGGCTTGCCAAGCCCCGGTTGACGAGCACCCGCATTGCGTTTGTTCCGGCTGTGAGGCCAGCAAGCGCCATCGCAGTAACGGCGGTAACCACTTCATCATCCATCCCGAATCTCCTTCGGGAGGCACGATAGCATGACCCCGCCCCGCATCCGCACGAGCCATTTCCAGCCTCGCGCCACCCTCGCCTTCTGGCGGGGCATCCTCGGCATGTTGTTGGGGAGGGGGTAGATGCCGCGTCCACGCCTCTTGGACCTGTTCTGTTGCGCGGGCGGCGCGGCTATGGGCTATTATCGCGCAGGCTTCGATGTAGTCGGCGTCGATATCAAGCCGCAGAAACGCTATCCGTTTGAGTTTATTCAGGCGGATTGTCTGGCGCTTGGAATGGACTTCATTCGCGGCTTTGACGCTGTTCACGCAAGTCCGCCGTGCCAGATTCACAGCATCACAGCAAAGATGACCGGAGCCCACGGGCATATCGATCTTATACCCCAGACGCGCGCGATGCTGACTGATTCCGGCCTGCCTTACATCATCGAGAATGTCCCAGGCGCGCCTATGTATGATCCGGTCATCCTGTGCGGACTGATGTTCGGTCTGCGCGTCTATCGCCACCGCCTTTTCGAAAGCAACTGCTTCCTCCTGGCTCCCAGCCATCCCGCTCATCGCGGCTATACCAACGCGAGCCGATCCTATTCGTCGTTCAAGGATGGGGCGTCCATCATTTGCTGTGCGGGTCATAACTTCCGACGCGAAGACGGCGCACTGGCGATGAAGATCGATTGGCCCATGACGCGGAAGGAGATGGCTCAGGCCATTCCGCCTGCATACACAGAGTTCCTCGGACGCCAGCTGCTCTCCTTCATCGACCAGAAGGAGGCGGCTTAGCACATGCGCGATAGCCTCCCCGATACTCACGACTGCGCCGTCATAGTCGGCAGCCATCGGTTCGCCTTCACCGCGCGTCACATCGATTTCCGCGAGCCTGTCGGGTCGCCCGCAGGTGGCACCGGGCACAGCCACAATCCGGCCCGGTGCGGTTCTGATTTCCTCCTTCATAGCGGAGATGAATAATGTTGCGAAGCAGCAATGTCTTGCCGCGCCCAATCGCGCTCACACAAACTTCTATGCAGAACGCCGTCGCCAGCATCGTGAAGGGCATCCAGTCCGACACTGGTGAAAGCGATCAGGATACGGCGGATCGCCTTGGCGTTTCGGCGGGCACTATCGCCAATGCGCGCAATGGCAAGGCGTCCTTGTCCATGTTGACCGTCATGAAGATCGGTGAGGTCTATGGCCTCGACCGTCTCGCGCCTCTGTTCCACCTGATCGGCGGCAAGCTCGCTCCTGAGGCGGCGGTCTGCACGTCAGACCGCGATTTGCCTATCGGCGCGGCGCGAGGGCAAATGTTCCTTGCCGAAGCGCTGGCGGACAACCGGATTGACGATACCGAACTGGCGAACGGCGCGGAGGATATCGAAGCGGCGGGGCAGGTGTTCGATGCGCTGCGCTATCGGCTGAACGTCCTTCGTGCGTCGGGGATCATCGTTACTCGCATGGGAGGGCGGTGATGCGCTCCTATTCCGACTTCCTCGCAAGCAAGGCGATTGACGATCCTTGCACGGGGCTGGTCGATATTCCCGCCCTGCCCGCCATCCTGTTCCCACATCAGCGCGATATCGTGGCATGGGCGCTTCGCCGTGGCCGGGCTGCGCTATTCGCCGGCACGGGCTTGGGTAAATCACTCATGGAACTGGCATGGGCGCAGGCGGTCAGCCGCCATACTGGCAAGCCGGTGCTCCATATGGCTCCCCTTGCGGTGTCGGCGCAGATGGTTCGCGAAGCGGAGAAATTCGGCATCCCGGCACATATGGGGGATGGCGAAGGCATTTGCGTCACCAATTATCAGAAGCTGGATCATTTCGACCTGACGAAGTTCGGGGCGGTCATCCTTGATGAGAGCAGCATCCTTAAATCGACGGACGGTCATTATCGCAACCGCCTGATTTCAGCATCGCAGTCGATCCCTTTCCGTCTCGCCGCGACTGCGACCCCCGCGCCAAACGACTTCATGGAATTGGGCAATCACGCCGAGTTCCTGGGGATCATGTCCTATACCGACATGCTCGCGACATTCTTTGTTCATGACGGCGGATCAACACAGAACTGGCGCTTGAAAGGCCATGCTGAAAACGAGTTTTGGCGCTGGATGGCTTCATGGGCTGTGATGCTCAGAAAACCATCTGACCTTGGTTATCCGAACGCTGGGTATGATCTTCCGCCGCTCCATTATCACCAGCATATCGTCGGCGTAGAATATGCGCCAAGCATGGAGACGGGCCTGCTATTCCCCATGCAGGCGGCTTCTCTCGCCGAACGCATTGCTGCTCGCCGCGATACCGTTGCCGATCGTGTGAAGATGGCGGTCGAGGTCACTCCGACTGATCGGCCATTTGTATGGTGGTGCAATCTCAATTCGGAAAGCGAAGCGCTCGCGAAAGCAATCCCTGGAGCCGTGGAAGTTCGCGGCTCCGACAAGGATGACACCAAAGAGAAAAAGCTGATCGACTTTTCCGAAGGCCGAATCCGCGTGCTGGTCACGAAGCCGTCCATTTGCGGGTTTGGAATGAACTGGCAGCATTGTGCTGACACCGGGTTTGTCGGTCTGAATGACAGTTTCGAGCAGTTCTATCAGGCAATCCGCCGCTTCTGGCGCTTCGGGCAATCGAAACCCGTCAACTGCCATATCATCGCAGCGGAAACCGAAGGCGCTACCGTCGCCAATATTCGCCGCAAGGAAATGGATGCCGACCGCATGGCCGCTGCGATGGTCATGCACATGGCTGGCCTGTCAAGCCAATCGATCAAGGGCAGCGTCCGCGAAAAGCCAGATTACGACCCGCGCAAGCCGGTCATCCTTCCTTCATTTCTGGAGCAAGCCGCATGACGATCAACGCCGTCGATCAGATTATTACCAGTGATTACGCGATCTATCAGGGTGACTCGTGCGAAATAATCCGCGCAATCCCCGGTGATAGCATCGGATTTGGCATCCATAGTCCGCCTTTCGAAGGGCTTTATAAATTTTCCAACTTTGATCGCGACATTTCCAACAATGATGGTGCAGCATTTTGGGAGCATTACGCTTTCCTCATTTCCGAGTTGCTGCGCGTAACTAAGCCGGGGCGTTTGCATAGCGTCCATGTAATGCAGCTTCCCATGTCGAAAATCCGGCACGGAAATATCGGCATGCGTGATTTTCGTGGAGAAGTTGTCCGCGCCTATGAGGACGCCGGATGGATCTTCCATAGCGAGGTCTGCATCTGGAAAGACCCCGTCGTCGCCCAGCAGCGCACAAAGTCGATTCGGCTTCTTCACAAGCAACTCGTGAAAGACAGCACGATCAGTGGTCAAGGGCTCGCGGACTATATTGTGACGTTCCGCAAGCCAGGCGAAAATGCCGAGCCGGTTTCTGGATGCTTCGATTGCTATTACGGCACGGACGAGCCGGATCGGTCTAAGTTCACGACCCCGACTGATGGCCGCAATTGGTATTCGATTGAGGTTTGGCAGCGTTATGCCTCGCCCGTCTGGATGGACATAAACCAGACCCGCACACTGCAATATCGCGGAGGGCGCGACGAGAAGGACGAGCAGCATATCTCGCCGCTGCAACTGGACGTGATCGAGCGATGCATCGATCTATGGAGTAACCCCGGCGATAGCGTCATCACTCCGTTTCTAGGAATTGGCAGTGAAGTTTATTGTGCTGCCCGCATGGGACGCAAGGGGATCGGCATCGAATTGAAGCCATCCTATTTCGCGCAAGCCGTTCGCAATCTTGCCGCCATGGATCGGGACATGGGCGGATTGTTTAGCGAGGCCGCCGCATGAACACGGAAACCGCCCTCAAGGAAGCCGGACGGAAGGCGCGGACGCACATAACTGCCCGCGAACGTGATGAGATCGTGAAGATGCTCCGCACGCTCCCTATCGCTGAGGTCAAGGACAGGACGCGCCGATCCTACGGGACGCTCTGCAAGATCGCGGAGGTGTCGCTGTGAGCAGTTACATCTTCCATGTCGATGCGCCATCAGTAGCACCTGCAGAAATGAGCGAGCGCGCCATCCAGCGGCAAATGCTCGTCATGGTGCGCCGGTTGTTCCCAGATTGCCTGATCGCACACGTCCCAAACGGCGGTAAGCGCAGCAAGATCGAAGCGGCCCATCTCAAGGCGGATGGCGTCCTTCCTGGCTTCCCTGATCTGGTCATCAGTTGGCTGGGCAAGACTGCATTCCCGGAGATCAAGGATCGTCAGGGCTCTCTGTCGGATAGGCAGAAAGACGTGCTCACGACCCTTCACACTCAAGGGCATCCGGTTGGCGTGTTCCGCCATGACCGCACGTTGCACGATTTTCTCCGTGCTCACGGCGCGCCATTTAAACCGAAATGGCCGCACGAATTCATGCCTCCGGGCTGACCCAGATCCGGAGAGAGGAGGCAACCCGTGAGGGCCCTACGGAATTGCAAGTCGCCGGTCAGCCTCTCTCCACTCGGACTTTCTCGCTGACGGCACTTGCTTCTGACTGACGAAAGGAAACGCAATGGATATCTTCGAAATGGCGGACCAGCCACCAACCATTCTGGACGCGTTGCCAGCCGAAGTGCTGATGACCCTGCAAAATCGCGCGGAAGCTCACGCGGCTGAAGCGTCAGGGATGCTTGCCATTCTGCATGGCGTTTTAGAGCGACGCTATGCGCGCGGCATCAACAAGACCGGCACATCTCATCTGGTCGACGGTTATATTGAGGTTACTGTCAATGTGCCCAAGCGCGTCAAATACGATCAGATGCTGCTCGCTCAGGCTGTGGAAATGATCAAAGGCTGGGGTGAAGATCCGGCAGAATATGTAACGACCGAAATCAAAGTGAGCGAGCGGTCATATGAAGCTTGGCCGTCCTCGATCCGCGACCTGTTCACGCCAGCCCGCACGGTAGAAACCGGGAAGCCAAAGATCGTTCTCTCCAAGGACAAGAAGCAGAGGGAGGCAGCATAATGGCTATTTCCCTCGCCTCCCTCAATCGCAGGAACGACCCGAAACCGCCCCGCATCGTTATCTATGGTGTGCATGGTGTCGGCAAGACGACATTCGGTGCCTGTGCTCCGAATCCGGTGGTAATTCAGACAGAAGACGGCCTTGGGTCGATCGACGTTCCTCACTTCCCGTTGGCCAAATCATTTGGGGATGTCATGGAGGCTTTCCAGGCTCTCTATACTGAGGATCATGATTTCGCCTCGGTGATGGTCGACAGCCTTGATTGGCTCGAGCCGCTGGTATGGGCGGAATCCTGCGCGCGTAATGGCTGGGATAACATCGAACAGCCCGGTTATGGTAAAGGCTATCTCGCCACCATCAACGTCTGGCGCGAATATTTCGAAGCAATAAACGCGCTTCGCGATGACAAGGGCATGATCGTCATCCAGACGGCGCATGCCGACATAAAACGGTTCGATAGCCCGGAAACCGAACCCTACGATCGCTATGTCATCAAGCTGCATTCTCGCGCTTCAGCGCTGGTGCAGGAGCATGCGGACGCAATCCTCTTTGCCAACTGGAAGGTAGCAACGACCAAGGCAGATGTGGGCTTTAACCAGAAGGTAACGCGGGCAATCGGTCGTGGCGAACGCACCATATACACCGAAGAGCGGCCCGCCTTCATCGCAAAGAACCGTTACCAGCTCCCCCCAGAGCTTCCAATGTCATGGGATGCCTTCATCGAAGCAGCGTCCCCTGTCCCGGCGGAAGAGGCCCCCGCTGAATCGGCCTGAACCTGACTGACGAAAGGAAATTGAAATGGCAAATCTCGGCGGCACCTTCGACGCGAACCAAGTTGAACCCAACAGCGGCTATGAAGTCATCCCTGCTGGCGATTATCGCGTTCAGATCACCAACTCCGCCATGGAGTCGAACAAAGCTGGCACCGGCCAATATCTCAAGCTGGAGCTTGAGATCATGGACGGCAATCAGGCCGGGAGAAAAATGTTCGACCGTCTCAACCTCGACAATCCTAACGCCCAGGCAGTGGAGATCGCCCAGCGCACGCTGTCGGCCATCTGCCACGCGGTGGGCGTGATGACGGTTTCGGATAGCGAGGATCTGCATCTCCGACCCATGATCGCCAAGATCAAGGTCAAGGAGCGGCAGGATCGTCCAGGCGAAATGTCAAACGAAATCGGCGGTTACAAGCCTGATAGTTCGGCACCTGTCCAACAGAAGCAGAGCATCGCTCCCAAGCCGCAGGCAAACGCCAGCGCCCCATGGAAGCGCAACGCTGCCTGAGACGACGCGGCGGGCAGCCCCAAGGGCCTGACGAAAGGAAACACCCTAGGTGTTTGGTCCCGGCATTTGATGGTGCATCATCCATGCAAGAGTGGAAGGATGCGTTATGGGCCAGATTTTACACGGGAGCGCCCGCACGACAGAGGCAGTCCGTCGAGCGATACAACATAG